ATGTCCGCACAGCCCATAGAAAAATTGAAGCCACTCGTCCACGTCCACCAAGAATCAATCCACATGGGATTGTCATTCAAAGGACTGGAGAAGATCGTCCGCGAGCACTTCAAGCAAGATCCGCGATCCGGCGATTACTTCCTGTTCTACAACACGAGTCACACGTATGCAAAATTGCTTCGTTGCATGGGTAACGGATTCAAAATCGTTGCCCGAAAGCTGGACACCGGCTCATTCCTCATTCCGGGCACCAAGTCAATTGACTGGAACGCCCTCAAGAAGTTGATTAGCGGGCTGGACGAAGATGCTTAACGTACACCGCCTGCTCTGTGCATTAGCCCGGAATGCCACCACTCCCATGCCTGACTTTGTACGGGAACGCAAGCTGAGACGCGAGTCACATTACAGCTATCAGCCTCGCCTCTCAAACATCGACATCAACGAGCGGATCACCGAGGCGATCCGCATAGCTTTCGCTGATACCACTATATATACCAGTAGAAAAGAAGGAGCGTACTAGATGACAGACAAACAGCTACCCGCGGTCACAACTCCCGGTAGTATCAGGGGCGGTGCCTTGCTGCCCATATCCAGCTTTAAGGAGCTGAGCGACGTTGCCGGACTGATCGCCCGCTCGGGACTCGCCGGCGACGTGAAGGCCGAAAACTTCGAGCGCAAGTGCGCAGAGACCGCCGTCAAAATCATGGCTGGTCACGAGTACGGCTTGGCGCCGTTCCAATCAACCCGCGCGTTTCACGTCGTCGAAGGAAAGGCAACGCCCACGTACCAATTCGTGGGACACCTGATCAAGACTTCCGGGAAGTACCGCTACACCGTCAAGAAATGGGACGATGAAGCCTGCATACTCGAATGGTTTGAAAAGATCGATGGCGAATGGGTAGCCGTTGGCCCGTCCTCCTGGACTAAAGCCGACGCCGAGAAGTGCGGACAAAGCGAGAAGGTGACTTACCGCCGCTATCCGCGTCAATTCAACTTTGCCCGCGCGATCACAAACGGCGCCAATACTTACGCGCCGGATCTCTTCGGCGGCCCGGTGTACGTTGCCGAAGACTTTGGCGTCGTAGTTGATGCCGACGAAGTGCAACAGCCCGAGCCGGAAGCAAAAGAAAAAAAGCAATCGAAGCAGAAGAAACAAGAGAGCGCCGCCGCCGAGCAGCCTGCATCCGATACATCGACAACAGTTTCCACGACGCCGGCCGAGCCCGAGCGCATTGAAGCAGAGCCGGTTGACGAAGACCCAAAGCCTGTGACGGATGCGGAAACATCCACTACACCTGCGGAGGCTGTGGACAGTGTTACTTTTGCACCGGATGCGGTGGCTGGTGCGACGGACCAGTCTCAGCCCTCATCGGATACGCAGAAGACAATCAGTGGGACTGACCCAAAGCCTGTTGCTGGCTCGCCCGCTTCCCCCGAACCCACATCCACTACGGATGCCAGCGCACGGCCCGGTGACAAAGAAGTTGCTGAACTCATTCACATGGGCGAAAGCATGAACATCGCGAAGGCGGACATCAACAACGTGCTGATCAAGTACATCGTTGATAACAAAGTGGTGCCCGCCGACAAACACATCACGACCTTTAAAGACCATTGGACCTTTGAGCATTACAACACAATCGTTGCGCAAGTCAAAGCGCTGAAGAAATAGGAGGACGCATGCAAGTTGAGCCAGTCAAATATTACAAAGTGCTGATGAACGGTACATCGTTCCACGGGGGCGCCATGCCTTACAGCCTGCCAATTCAAAAGGAGGATGGCACCTGGAAGCCAGGGAAGTGGCACAACGTCGACGGACAGATCCTGCTTTGCCGCAACGCATTGCACGTTACCAGCGACCCAATCAACTGGTTTGCGTCAGGCGCTGAAGTTTTCGAGGTCGAAACCAACGGCGAGATCGTGCGTAGAAACGAAAAAGACGACAAGATCGGTTGCGAATGGGTGCGGCTCATCCGCAAACTAACACCAGAGGAACTCGCAGAGCACAGGATTTTCATGGTTGGAAGGCACAGCATCACCGAAGGTGATGCCACAGCCGATGGAAACGCGACCGTCCGAGCCGATGGAAACGCGACCGTCCGAGCCGATGGAAACGCGACCGTAGAAGCCGATGGAAACGCGACCGTAGAAGCCGATGGAAACGCGACCGTCCGAGCCGATGGAAACGCGACCGTCCGAGCCGATGGAAACACGACCGTGAACACGCACCGGACCTGGTATCCGAACGAGTCAAAAGTCACAGTAACCGGCAATGCCGTACACATCGACCGCCGCGGCGGAAAGCCTGAAATCCATGTGGCTGCTTCTCAGTCCTGACGACGACGAAGCGCTAAGGCAAAACGATTCTTGAATGCGAAGCCGGGATCTCCAAGATAACCGGGCACACGCTAGAGGAACGCATGGAGCGATCCCGGCTACGCACCAAGATGCAGTACGCGCAAGGTCGAATGTTTTTCAACAAATGGGAACGCCAACGCAAACGCTATTACGGGAGCACGAAAAAGTGACAGCACAAATACTGGACACCGGCGAGATCGACTTGCTTGGCGTGTCCGCAAAACCAAGGGAATCGGTTGACGACGTTTTTGGATCGGACGCCCAGGCGGCAGCCGACCGAGAAGCAATGATCGCAGCCTGCCGGCAAGCACTCGGCTACGAAGACACCACGCCGCTGACCATTGAGACGCAAGAATTTTTGGAAGAGCGGCTCAGGGAGCACCTACACCTTTCCGCCGAGGCACTCGAAGCAGAGAAGCACCTCAAGCACCTGCAAACACAGCTCAAGAGTTGGGATTATCTCTGGGCTAGTGCCTGTGAGACGTATTTCCTTGCCAATCTGCCCGAGAAAGGCAAGACGCTTAGCACCAAGTACGGACAGATCAGCGCCAGGACTCAACCGGCAAGTATCGCGCTCGACCCGAACGACAAGGAAGAAACGGCACTACAAGCGTACCTTGCCGACCGACTCAAAAACACGCACGGCGCAAGCGCTCTATTCGGCATAAAGGAAGTGCAGAAAACAACTTACACACGCAACCTCGACGCCATTAAAAAACACATCATGGAGCACCACGAGGTAGCCCTCATGCAGTGGAAGGCGGCGGATCCCAAGACTCGTGGACCGCAGCCGCAGCCGCAAACGTGGCCGGGAATGGTCTACAAACCCAAGCACGAAGTTTTCAGCGTCAAGCACAAGGGGATCGAATAATGCAAGACCGCGTTTTACACCTGCCGGGGCATTTAGCGGCAGCCGAGAAGCAGCAACCGGAGACGGTAGCTATCAGCCGCTCGATTGAGCCCCGGCAGGCACTAGAAATGATCGCCAACCAGCAAGGCAAAATTGTGCGCTTGCTCGGTTTCCTGAAGAACCACGATCACGAGATCGACAAAGCCAGAGCCAAGAGCATGAAGGCAACACACGTTGCCGCCCGCCTTGCCGCCGAAAACAAATGCTTGAGGGAAGCGGCCACCGTGATCGCTGACAGTTTCCGCAAAGTGATCGATCAGCTCGAAGAAGAACAGAAATTTTTGAAGGCTGCGATCTGCTGCTTTCTCGACAACGATCACGCATCGCCCGTCATCAACGAGAGCGCCTACAACAAGTATGTAGAGTGGGAACTTGAGATCGATTATCCCGGCAACGGCACCGCACTGCTGACCATCAAGGATCCGGCCAATGCTAGTTAACGTACCCGGCGAGTGGGATCTCGTCGATACCTACCATTTTCAGCTTGGGCAAGAGCCATGGAAGCGCCACACGAAGACCGGACGCAAGCCGATCCCAATGCGGAACTACCAAGCGTTTATTGCCGATCTCGCCCGCGAGCATGTGCAAACCGGCGAGTGCCTGGGAAAACTTGAAGGCAACCTCATGGTTATCTTCACCTTCTACACACCAAAACCACGGGGGGATCAAACCAACAACGCCAAATCAATCGAAGACGCTCTTAACCGGATCGCATGGATCGATGATAAACAAAACCGCCAGGTGCTGATCCTGGAAGAGAGCGCGGAAACCGAAATGACAAAAGTAGAAATTTACAAGGAAAAACAAAAATGACAACAGACACAAGCGGTATTGACTTTGAAGACTCGATCAGCGGCGCACCAGAGCGCTTTATCGCAGTCAAAGAGATGGAATTGGGGCAGACCGTCACCGGGGTTTATCTCGGTGCGTACTGGAGCTATGGACCCGAAGATAAGCCTTTCGAGACGCCGGCGCGACAACACCGCATCCTTACGACTGACCGCGAAGTGATCGGCATCGACGGCAAAGGGGGATTGAATAATCACCTGGTACCCGAGAATGTCGGCAAGATCGTGAAGATCGTTTTCGACGGCAAGGAAGTGATGGAAAAGGGCAAGTTTGCCGGCAAGGACAAGTACAAGTTTAGAGTGCAGTTTGGTAAAACGGACAACGCGTCCACCACTGAACTGAAAAAGATCGCAGCCGGCATTCCCGACTACCAACCCGAACGGCCGCCGGCACCGGCACCGCTTCCGACCGGCACACCTGAACTTGGCGGCGGACTTGGCGAAACTCCGAACTTGTTCGCTAACGAGCAAGTACCGTTGATCGGAGGCTAGCGCCGTGGGCGAGGCACTGACTATCTATCAAAAAGAAATCGTGCCTCGGCTCGACCTCAAGCGCTTGCTTGCAGCACTCAGCCCGAAGCAGACCGGCGCAAATGTCTACGTACTTTGCCCGGCCTGCGGACGGCATGAGGGATTCATCAAGCAGGGATACGACACCATCGGGTGCAACCGTAAGAACGGGTGCGGAGAGCACACAAACTTGCTTGCGTACCTGAACGGCGGCAAGATGCCCACCGGCAAAGAGTGGATCGACATGATCCGCGAGCTGGGCAAAGACGTGGGCGTCGAAATTCCAGAGCGCAACTGGACTCCCGAGCAACTCGCCGCAATCGAGCAGCGGCGGCAAGAACAAGACTTGCTTACTCGAGTATTTGGCGTATGCCATGACGTGTTGCCGGATGATTTTAACGCCGTCCTCTGGCTGACCATGCGCGGTTTAAAGGCAGAGCGCCTAAGCGCCCTGGACCTTGGCGCCTGGGATCGTGACCAAGTGCTCAAGTGCGCCACCGAAGAAGAACTAAAGCCTTTCGGACTTCACGATCCGAAGTGGAATAACCGGGTTATCTGGCCACTACGCGATCACCACGGAGCAATCCGCGCACTCGTCGGCCGCGACATCACCGAGAAAGCCGATCACAAGTACGAGAAAACAATCGGCTTTGATCCAAAGTCGCTCGTGCTCGAAGGGCTCGACGTTGCCCGCAAGTACAAGCACATCGTTGCCGGCGAAGGCTCTTTAGCCGTGTTCACTTTCCGCGAAGCCGGACAACTGCAGATGACCGCCGCCGGCGGCTCCATCATCACGGCAAAGCAGTGGCAATCCCTGTTTGATATGGGAATCGAAAGCGTTACCCTGGCTTTCGACAATGACAAGGCGGGCATTGAGGGCACCGTCAAATCACTCGAAGAAGCATTACAGGCTAACGAGCACCCGGACATTTACGCGGTTGACCCAGCAGTCTGGGGAGCGCATAACGACCCTGATCGTTATTTGCAAGTGAACGGTGCCCAAGCCACAGGCGCAATTCTCACCGGCGCCGCGTCGATGAACCGTTACCTTGCCCGCGCCTATGCCAGCAAGTACGACATTGCCACCGACAAAGGCCGCACTCAATTTTTAGACCACGCCGCCCGCTATCTGTCCCAGATCAAGGAAGACCGCCGCAGCCTTGACGCCTGGGAGAACTTCTTTAAGCGTGGCGTGCAAGAACTCACCGACGTTGACGAGGATTTCTTCTTTGACTATGTGCTCAGCAAGCGCGACGAGCACAAGAAGGACCGACTCAAGGACAAGCTTTACGAGGCACAGGCAGCTTTTAGAGAAGCCGTCAATAACCTTGACGTGGCGAAGGCCCGCGACGAGCTGACACAGATCGCCCAAGAGCTTCATCTCGCCACCAGTAAAGAACAGCTCAAGGCACTGGTGCGCACTACCGAGCGGCTCAAGGCGCACGATCAGCACCTCGCCCTTACCGCCGGCAAAAAGCACCTGGGCCTTGCGCAAAAAACCTTGCCGTCACTCGATGAAGGAACCCTCGGGCTCAGACTGATGACCGGCATACTGGCCGGGCCAGGCACCGGCAAGACAGCGTTTATGATGCAAGTCGGGACCGACATCTTAAAGCACAATCCTGATACGTGCTTCCTGTTCTATTCACTCGAAATGTCCGAGTCAGAGATCCTTACCCGGATGAAAAGCCGCGCGAGCATGATCTCTTATGACCGCCTGGTGCTCAGGAACGACGAAACGATCCGCGCCAGGGCCAACGCCATGGTTAAGCCGATCACCGATCGCATGTTCATCGTTGACGAGGAAGTCTACCCACAAGTAAACGTTGACCTGGTGCTCAGAGACGTGGCGAGGCTGAAAGAGGAAACCGGCTGCAAGCATGTGGTGGTTGGCATCGACTATTTGCAGCGCTGGCCAATTCCCGAGCAGATCAAAACCGGGATGAACGACGAGGCAAAGGACGAGTACCGCACAAACCAGATGAAGCGGATCCGCAAAGCCATCATGCCGGACCCTTTGATCGTGATCTCTGAGATCAACAAGATGGACGGTTTTAAGGCGAAGGGCATGCAGAGCGCCAAGGGCTCGGTTGTATTCGTGTTCGCCTGCGACAACGTTTTTACGATGAACCAGATCGAAGAAGAAGAACTACTCGACCGCATCGAGCTGGTAGGCGACCAATTCAGCCTGAAGCAGGCAGCCAGCCGCTACAGGAAGAAGAAGAAAGAGAAGATTAGCGACGAGGACGCGGAGCAGGCTTTCAACCTGTTTACGCGCGAGATGGACAATCAAGGAAAGTCATTCGTGGACTTTTCAATCGAGAAAGCGAGAGGTGGCCGACGGAAAAAATTTGTTTTAGTCCACAAGCACACATGCAGCGACCTAAAGGAACTTACGGAGCATGGAGAGGCGAGCGCGCGCCCTGAGTCGTAAGTTAGACAGGGCCGAAAGAGCAAGAGCAATGAAAGAGTACGAAGTCAAACAAGCAATACAGAACGGACAGCGCATTACGGTTTACGTGAGCAAGTCCAACCCGAGCGATCAGCTAATCGTATGGCGCCGCTCGACCTGCAAGCAACTATTTGACGAGTACCTCAAGAAACCAGGAAACGACGGCCCAGGGCTCTGGGTTTGGCTCGGTGACTGGAAGATACAGCAGGGCACAGAGCCAATGCGCCAAGCGTGGGCCGAGCACTGCTTCCACACAGCAATGCAAGTTTGGGACGACGGTTACACGCCGCCCCAGCAGGAAATCCCCGATCTATTAGGAGCGTAGACCATGACCAAAAAGATACTTGTAAATCTGCCGCAACCAATGCTTGAGCGAGCGAATTGGATCGCCGCCCAGCAGAATCGAACACGCAGCGACCTTGTGCGCGAAGCCTTACGCCTGATCGAGAAGAAGTACAGAGAAGAGAACCCCGGCACAGAGATCGGCACCTTGCCCGAGCCAGTGCGCCCGTGTGAAATGGTGGTCTAATGACTTTCAACAGAAACGAGTACATGCGCGGCTACATGAAGAAGTGGCGCCAGACGCCCAAGGGCAAAGCCTACCGCAAGCGTGAGCGCATCAAGAAACAAAACAAGAAGAAGGCGGCCAACCGGATACGCGCACGCAACAAAAAAAACCGCCTGATCCGCGCCCAACAGTACCGCCAGAATTGCTACTGCTTTTTCGTAGACTTCATCGGCTGTTGGGACCAGACCAAGCACGGCAACTTTTTGACACGCGACAAACTGCCGATGTTACAAGACCTGCTTGACCGAGCCCTAGTGCTCAGACGAGCCCGTATCACAGTAAACAAGGTGAAAGAAGATTGACGACTACAGCCGGGATGTGTAAGGTATATAGCATACACGCAGAGGTGATGCTATGCCCGCGCCACGTCCCGAGCCGAGAATCAAGACAACGATCACCATTGATGAACGGCTATTTAAGCGCCTGATGAACTACCCAGGACCCGGAACGTTGAGCGATCGCATAGAGACTCTGTGCCAATATGCTTTACAGATGGGTGCCTGGATGACACCAGATGAAGCGCGAGAGATAGCCGAGACGCGAGCCATGGAAATGTTCCGCATGCTACCTCCCAAACGCAAGAAACGATGATTGACCTACTCTCAAGCACCCCAACGATCTCGGTTACCCAAGATCGCGAATATTTCACGCTACATTTTCCTGCCGATCCCAAATGGGTAGAGCAGATCAAACAGCGCTTGCCTGGCATCCACAAGGACCGTGAGCGCGGCCATTGGCTAGCACCTGTGAACTCTGCCAACGCTGACGTATTGCGTACGGCCTCAGCCTTCACATGGACCGAGGCAGCCCGCAACGCAGCGGCCAATATCTACTTGCTCGAAGCAATGCGAATTGAAGCGAGCAAAGCGGCCGGCGCGGAACTCGAGATCCCAGGCTTTGGGAAGCCGCCATACCCATATCAAAAGGCTGGCATCCTTTACGCCCTGGACCGCAAGCGCGTGATCATCGGTGACCCGATGGGACTAGGCAAGACGATCCAAGGGCTCGGCACCATTGAGGTAGCACAAGCTTACCCGGCGGTTATCGTGGTGCCGGCATCGCTTACGGTGAACTGGGCCGAGAATGAGGTACCCGATTGTCTGCCGCACAGAAAAGTGGTGCTTGCCGGCAAGAAAACGGCGCCCTTGCTACTGCGCATGGCGGACATTATTGTCACCAACTACGAGCAACTCGTCGGCATCCGATCGTACCGCAACTCGGAAGGTAAGCTCACGCGCACCAGCTTTACGGACAGCACCAAAAAGGACGTAATCCCCAGCCAGCTTTTAGAGGAATTGATCAAGCTTCCCTTACGCGCCGGCATCTGGGACGAAGCGCACAAGCTCAAAGACGGCAGCACCGCCAACACAATGGCGAGCCGAGAACTACGCAAAGGGCTTGACTTCAGACTCTTACTCAGCGGCACGCCGATGTTAAACCAAGAATCTGAGTTTGCCAGTCTGCTGACATTTTTAGACCGGCTCGAAGAGTTTGGCGGTTGGTATCACTTCATGACGTATTGGTGCGGCATGCAGAAGACAAAAAATATTGGATGGCAAGCCACCACCAGCAACGCGGAGCGCCGGCTCGAATTGAACCAGCGCCTACGCGCTAGCTGCTATATCCGGCGTGACAAGGCGGAAGTGCTACCAGACTTGCCAGAGAAGACACGCGGGCATGTACTCGTGGAGATCGATAACTGGGAAGAGTACCGCAAAGCCGAGAACGACTTGATCAACTGGGTGCGCGACCAGGTGCGCAAGAATCAAGAGTTTATGCTCAGCATTAGCCACCTGGACCCGAGAGAAAGAGAGCGCGCGATCATCGAGCGTCAGGAAGAGAAGGCCGCAGCGGCCGAGCGTGGCGAGCAAATGGTCCGCATACAAGCTCTAAAAGACGTTGCCGGCCGCGGCAAACTCAAAGCGGCCAAAGAATGGATCCAAAACTTTCACGAGACAGACCGCAATGAAAAAGTTGTCGTGTTCGCCACACACAAGAAGGTGCTTAACCAGCTACTCGCTTGGTTTCCATCTGCCGCCCGTATCGTTTCCGCCGATGACAAATACACACGTCAAGCAAATGTTAAACGCTTTCAGCAAGACCCTGATTGCTGGCTGCTTATCGGCGCAATGGGAACCAGCGCCACCAACTCACCGGCAGGAGTCGGGCACACTCTTACGGCTGCATCCACTACCCTTACCCTTGAACTCGGATGGAACCCCGCCCTACACGATCAGTGTGAGGATAGGTGCCACCGAATCGGACAGCTAAGCCATTGCACAAACTACTACATGCTCGGCCGTGCCACCATCGACCTTGATACCTCGGAGCTGATCGAAAGCAAGCGCAACATTTGCAGGCAAGCCGCCGACGGCATCGAAGGTGACGAGGAAGCCAGCATACTCGATGAACTTATGAACCGGATCGCAAGGAAGGCAACATCATGACCAGCACTTACAACAACGGCAAAAACGGCAACACCGGCGAGTTTACTTACGAAAGCATCCAACGCGCCATTGACGAACTGAAGGCAGACATGAGCATCCCAGAAATTGAGGATTACGCCGAGTTGTTGCGCCAAGACCTGGCAGCTTTAAAAACTGCGTATATCCTGCGGAGATCCTTAGCCTTGGAAGATGACCGGCCATTTAGTACGATTGAATCGCTCAAGGATGCGTAGGGGGTGCCGAAAGGTGCCCCCGCCTCTTTAGTTAGGGTTGCCGTCCACAAAGCGGAAGTTATTGACGTACGGATCTTTGCCTATCGCCCATTCGAGCGCGACAATCATCCAAATTAATCTATCGCGCCTTGTGACATCATTTTCACGCTCACAATCGGCTTGCTGACCGCGAAGGTCCCACAATTTTCGCTCAATTGTGCTCTTGCGTCTCATTTCCACCACTGCCAAATGTGGCAACCAGGCTTCCAGCCATACACGCAGAGCATTAGGTCTTTAGGAAACGGATCTGTACTTCCCTCAAACTTGATCCGGCCATTGAGAAACAACACGGCCGCTTTACCATAAACGTAATCACGAAACCAATTCGAGCCGACGGCGGCCGGCACGAGAAACGCGATTAGGTCGCTCCCGAGATCTGGCAAAGTCTCCGCACACTTTCGCGCCCAGGGCGTGATCTGTTTAAAGGGCGGGTTCAACCACAGCACCTTTTCACCCGTGGCCCGAGCCATTGGCGCTATCCCCCAGTCTTGAGCCAAGGAATCAAACCCCATCGCGCCCCAATCAGGCTCAAGAAGATCAAGCATCGCGTAATATCGGGCATGCTTCTTATTGTGAGCAGACGCCGCAAGATCAAAACCGATCTTTCCAACATGCCGCTGTACGGCTCTAATGAAATCTTCCGGCGTGCCGTAGTCCTGTTTTGACTTCGAGCCGGTGGACATTCTAACCATGTTTCCACTTCCACCGCTTTGCGATGATGCGCGAGCACTCCCGGCAATTAGAACTAAACCAACATTTGATCGGCGCGAAATAGTCAGCCGTCGCCGGCAGAGTGAGCCCACAGGTTTTGCACTCTTTTTCAGAGTAAGTGCCCGGCCTTCGATACGCTCGTTTAGACATTAGACAACATCCCTCATGTAGCGCGGGATCTTCTCGTCGTGGTGCTTTTTGCGCTCTTTCTCACACTCGGAGCACCACAATTTCTTGTACGGCTTGGTTTGCACTGGTTCGGTGCATTTGTCCTCGTTCTAGCCCCAGCCGAGGCACTTAGGCTTGTTCATTTCAATTTCTTCCGTGTCCTACTGTCCAATCATGGACAACAGTTTTGCAGTCTTCACGCGATCGGCTGGCGACAGCTTCTTTAGCTGCTCGATCCAAGCGGGATCTAAATCGGTCTCGTCATGCAACCCAACCAGCCAATTAGCATCCACAGCGTAGGCGTCACACACTTGTGCAATAAACTCGCCGCTGGGCGGGTCTGCGCTGCCTGACTCGATAATTGATATGTAGCTCTGGCTACACTCAAGGATGCGCGCCGCCTGAGTCTGCCGAAGGCCGGCAGCAATTCGAGCATCTTTCATCCGTTTGCCAAAATCATATTTCCACTTAGTGTTAGTTTTCATTTCCTTGCTCGAGTATCAAAATTGTTTCTATGACGTTCCCGTAATAAGCTGGTAGTGAAATTGGGATTCGAACCCAAGACGCTGGAACCACAATCCAGAATGTTACCGCTACACCATTTCACGATTAGTCAATCACCTTCAAAAGCTCTTTAATGCGCCTGTTCACGTAGTCGCGTCCGCAGCCTTCCGGCATCGTTAATTCAAGTATGTGCTTGATCTCGGCAAGAACCTTGTGAGTCAAAGCCCGCTCACCCATTAGCTGATCGACAAGCCTTTCACCTTGATAGTCGTTGTTTTGTCCCAAACGCTTTTGCAGCTCTTTAACTTCGTCCCGCCGCGCGAGTTTGCGATAGAACGCCATGCGCTCGTCAAACGACTCGATTGCCTCGGGATTTAATTGTGTGCCGGACTCTTTCATGTGAGTAAGTCCATATTGCATTTGACCTGCGTTTCGAGATATTCGACCAACCGCGCCAGCTCGTCAACACGCTCATTTGTGCGCGCTAAGCTTTCACGTAATTGCGCGATCTCATCGCTTGAAGGACCAGGGCGAGAAGGCGCTGGCTCTTGCTTCTTTTCAGTTGGTTTGTCGGCTTCTTCTGTTGCTGGCTTCTCTTCCACTTTTTTAGTCTCCATTTCTTTGTCAGCCTTTGGTCCGGCGAATCTGTTGCTCCCTGGTGCTTGACGCGCACAGGATGGATGCCAGCGCTTGTGGCAATTGAACTCATAGATAAGCTCATCGCCTTTGTTAATCTCGCCATCGCAAAACGCACATTTGCATCTGCGATCGGCTTCGAACACACGTCCAAAGCTAAACATTGACTGCCTCCGCTTCTTCTTCGCGCTCAATCTGAGCTACAGCGGATGCTGTGAGATATCCCCAAAGACCACCTATTGTGGTCAGTATTTCGACGATAGGCTCGACCATCGAGCCATCTATGTTATACGGCTGCATAATCTTTCCAATTATCACCCCGCCGTCAAAATTCAGTCTTTGTCCTTGATGCATTTCATCGCCCTCCAATCGGTGCGAACATCCTACGAACTTCGTATCACAACATCAATTCCACCGACCTATACGAGCACCAATAGCACGTGAGGATATACCAACCCTTGACTCAATTCGCGTTGTCTGCTAATTACGCGCGTATAACTACACCTGCGTAATACGACACGTAACAGTTAGTACGCGCACCTGTATTACGCGCCTGTACTAATCTCTAATTAATTCGTAACTCTCCCTTTTACGGATGTATGTTCCTTCGGAACATACATGCATCCGGCAAAAGGGAGTAACAATCGTAATTGGCCTGCGGCGCTTTAAGTAACCTGGCTTGGCGTGCTTAGCTGCTACGCAGCACGCAGCCAGGTGTAATGTGGCGCTACGCGCTAACTAGCTGCCCCTACGGGTTTCAATCCTAAACATAACCTACACCAACGTTTATCAGGAACGCTATTAGCGCTAGGTCTCTGACTCATGGTTAAGAGTTCTCCATCTGTCTGGAGTAATTCGAGTACCGTAATGTCAATACCGTCTTAAAACGCCTGTAATCACGCTCAAAGCTAACGGTCGTATCAGCGCTTATTACCAATGCCATAAACTCTATTCAGATACGAAACACCATCGTACCGAAACTAAATGTGGACCGGGCGCCCGCCCGTCCGGGCTCACCAGATGGGCGTTTCGGGCTCTTGACGTGATGAAGTAGGGATACCGCCCGCGGTGGCACTTTTGGGCATTCAAACCTAGCCCAAAGCCAGTGTTTATGCGGCTTTGAGCCATTAATGCATACTCTCAAGTTTAGATTTAAATGGCTGAAACGCCCACGGGATGAGGCTTCCCTACCTCGTTCGCTCAGAGGCCCGCCGGCACCCCCCAGCCGGCTGGACACCCCTATGGGGCCCCCGGTCGCCCACACACGACATTTCCATTTTTTATAATTGTGCTGACTTCGTATGCCATTCGTAATACAATAGATGCGTACTGACGAGGTTCTACCGATGAAAAACGTATTGCTTTTCCAGGAACGCCTACTCGTGCGCAAGGCGCTCGAACGCTATTCGGTCCATCTGTGTGCATTGGCTACCGAGGCTTCGGGCGACAAGAGCGAGAGCCTGCTGGCGGACGCCCGCGAGTGTGATTGGCTGGAACAGCGTTTTAAGTACGCTGAATCGATTGTCCTCACCGAAAGTTAGCGAGCCGGTCTACGAAATCGAATAGGGAACGGCACGAGCAAGAGCCAGCGTATCAATCCGCTGGCTCTTGTCTTTAGTCAAGTTTTGACGCCGAAAACTTGACTAAAGACAATACATTGTAGATACAAGAACACCGAGACTTGCAATTCTCGGTGCATCGCGGCGACCACATCCGGCCGGTTTAATCGCCTCGCTATTTCTACTCTATTTCAAGCGAGGATAGCGGGGGCGTTTAGCGTCTAGCCCTGTTGACGGTAAACGCATCATAACAAACGACCCCGAGCCACACAATCCGCTCAGGGTCTTTTGTTATTCATCGCCCGCAAGTACGACCAAGCGCTCAGGGCAATTTATCTGCTAGCTAAACACGGCCCTGCGTCTGGTTCGAGAGGATTTCCATTGCCCAGCAGACAAAAACAGCATACCGCACCTTCCGGCTGATGCCATAAAATTCGGTATATCCTCCCGTGCCATATATCCCTTGAATCGACGAGCCTCCGGTCGTACATTGTATGACGTTCGCAATACAGCGCAATGGAGGCAACCTTGGATATCGCGATACAAAAGCTTGTGACTTTCGCCACACTGTTGGCTAGTCGGGCAGGCGGTCAGATGGTGATCGAGTTTACGCCGGAAGAGCAAGCCGCATTTGACGGCGAGCAATTCGAAGCGGTCGTAGAGTTCGATACCGAGAAGCGCACGGCAACGCTCACGGTTAATCAGATCGTGCGTCAACGTGTTACCGCCGTTGAGTCCGCACCGGCAGATGGCGTCCCAGTAGTTTAATGCCACCACTCTGGATGTCTTTTCAAGTTCTCGTGTGGCGCGGCGGCAGAATCGTAAACGATAGGGTCTTTTACACAAGATCAGCAATAGCAAGTAAACATGCCGCCGCGCTCACCGAGCCGGCATGGACCGTATGTCGGGAGACCGGCAAAGTTATGGCACGCAACAAAGTAAAGGTGAAAATAGGAAATGAATCTTAGTGAGCAATTCGCATACCGCAAGCCGACCGACGACGAAACAACCGTCATGAAATCGCTGTCGGACGCCGCCGGCGCACTGGCAAAAACCTGTGAGCTGGCAGTCACAAGCAGCGCAGAGCGCACCTTGGCACTGCGCAAGCTGCAAGAGTTCCGCATGTGGATCAATGCCGCCATCATATTTGGCGGACTGGTCAAAGTGGAAGTACCGGAACTCAACGCGATCACAGGCGAGCCTGGCACCCCGATAACGGGTGAGCCCATCGAGGTGAAGTAATGACTAAAACCATCAACGATCACTGCGGGCTCAAGATTGTCTCCGAAAGGAAGACAACCAACTTTAGCCCAGAGGCGATTGAGCACGGCTACGTGTGCGCCCATGAAGTGCTGGATCGCTTTGGCGCTCAAAGGGTCGAACTTCTCGAGCCGCAGGTTGCAGACGAGCCCATTTTGGCCCGCCGCATAACTGACTTCATGTATGCAAACAACCTCTTTGTACCGAAGCTTCACCAGCTCCGTACAGAGAGCGAGTTCTACAAGGCGATTGAAAACGGTAGCAAGCGTTTCGAAATCCGCCAGAATGACCGCAACTTCAAACCGAATGATTACCTACGGCTCGACGAAATCGCGGTCGATCCCGATAACGGACGCGGCACTTACACCGGCCAATCACTGATCGCCAGGGTCGGCTATGTCATGGCTGACGAGCGTTTCGTCAAGGCTGGGTACTGCGTAATGCAGCTCAAGGAAGTGTGGGCACTCCACTCTTTTGGAAACTAAAGCAATTTGCGGGGCGCCAAGGCGGCCGCTCGGGCTCATAACCCAGAGTGTTAGTAGGGTTCGAATCCCTCCCCCGCTATATCCCCCTATCGTCTAGAGGCTAAGGACACCGCCCTTTCACGGCGGTAACGCCGGTTCGAATCCGGCTAGGGGAGCCATTTTACAGAGGAAATTATGTCAACTCTCAAAGTAGAAGTAGTGACCATCGACGACGTGCAGAAGCACCCAAACGCCGACCGCCTAGACTGCCTCATCGTCAAAGGCTGGAATGTCGTAGCCGCCAAAGGACACGTACCAGGCGAGAAGGTGGCGTATGTTCCGATTGACTCAATTCTGCCACCACCCCTTGAGGCTCACCTTTTCCCGCCGGACAGCAAGGTCAAACTAAGCAAGTCGCGCGTACGCACCATCAAACTGCGCGGCGCGATCAGCCAGGGAATGATCATACCGCTCGACGACCTGATCAACTTCGATCCTGAGTTCAGCGAAGCGCGAGTAGGCGACGACCTTACCGCCCGACTCGGTATTACAAAATACGAACCACCAGAGGACAGCGTACCGGACCACATGCGGCCGCATCACTCGCCCAAGCTCTCTAATCCATGGTTCCGCAAGTACACCGATATTGAGCACTTCAAGAACCATAACCGGCTATTTGAACCGGGCGAGCATGTCTACATAACCGAGAAGTTGCACGGCACCAGCGCCCGTTATGGCATGTTGCCAACGGCGCCGCGCAAGTGGTGGCAAAAGCTTCTGAAGTTCTTGCATCTGCTCCCTGACCATGAGTTCTGTATCGGCAGCCGCAACGTGCATCTGCAAGCGCAAGGTAACAAGTGCTTCTATGACAGCAATGTTTACGCGAAGATGGCCAAGTTCCACCGCCTAGCCGACGTGCTGCAGCCGGGTGAAATACTCTTCGGTGAAATTGTCGGAGACGGGATCCAGAAGGGCTACACCTACGGGTGCCGGCAGGGTGAGCATGACTTCTACGCCTACGACGTAATGATTAACGGCGAGTACCTCGACGCCCCCGACTTCGTGAAGTGGTGCGATCTGCGACACATCCCGCGCGTACCGGTCTATTACTGGGGAGTCTTTGACGACGCGCTAAAAGGACTGGCTAAGGGTGACAGCGTGATCGGCGGCCAAAAAGTACGCGAAGGCATCGTAATCAAGCCAAGCATTGAGCGGAACACGCACATGGGCCGCAAGGTGCTGAAGCTGATCAACGAAGACTACGAACTCGCCAAAGATAACTCGGATTTCCACTGATGCTTGATTGGAAACAGGTAGCAGCAAAGACGGGCCACCGGCATATTTTTATGGATAAGTACGGCCCGCTCTACTCGGATCACGTTGAATGGGCGTGCCTGGCAGCAGACGCAAAGAAAGTTACCGACGCCGCCGGCGAGTACGCAATCTGCAACACGGAGCAAGAAGTATGTTAGAGACTGACAGGGTAAGACTGGACGTGGTTCTAAGCTCGATCCGCCTGACGATGCAGCAGGCGGTACACGATCTGTTTGAACAAAGATCGGTTGAGTTTCAAGCGATGATTGACCAGGCAATCTCAGAGTACGACTTATATCTCAGGGAGAAAACCCAATGCGTGAACTCTGGTTTAAATGCACGAAAAAAGACGGGCAAGTCGTAGAGGTTGTGCTTCAAGGCCGGCGCCGGAACCTGGAGCCGAGGGATTACATTCGCCTTACTCGCGAAGAGATCCAATGGTTGCACGACACCACGAAAAAGATCCTGGAGCACCGCGACTAATGAACGACCCCGGGGGCGCCGACGTTATTTTGATCGGCACGATCATCACCGTCGTCTTTTGGCTTGGTGTTGGCATCCTCTGGATATGGTGCTCTGACCGCTAGGATTAAACGGACCTCAAAAAGTATTGACGCCCAACAGTAGACCCTTTACCTTGTATTCCATACGTAATACAACAGGCAAACAGGAGCAAGCAAGTGACCACATACGGCGAAATCATCAGACAGATTCCCGAGCCGGGAGATCTGACAGAAAGAGCGGACGAAACGATTAAAGAATCTGCCGCCACGGTCTTAGAATCGCTCGTTGACCACCTGGACCGCCGAGGTTGCGCCCGCGCGATCATGCCGGCCGTCGTAACGGATGAAGTGATTAGCCTCGTGCTCGATCCGCTCCGCAAGAGAAAGTGGAACGTCAACATCAAGGACATTGAAAACGGCGCGCGCCTGTTGACCATTGACGCCCGAAAACCAGCGAGTAAGCGCTCATGATGGCGCTGAGCGAAAAAATCGAAAGGTCCAAATGGCTTCTGCCGATCTTGCTGATACTGGCGATCATCGCTATCAGCCGGATTGACACACCCAACACTGAACTTATCACCCTAGGCGGTATGGATGTCGGCACCCGAGCCAAGTAAACCGAAGTGGTCATACAACCACTGGCTTGCCCTCGGGCATCGCGAATCACAACGCGAGCCGGATGTCTGCCGTAAGTGTGGCTTGAATTACGAGACATGGGAAATGGCAGACATGCCGCTTAGCTGTGCCGACGTAATCGAACGTGCCGCACAAGTTGAAGAACGACTAAAGAAGGAACTCAATGAAAACCATTATCCTGGCTACTAGCCTTTTGATCGCCGGCACTCCGGTGCTTGCCGTCGAGACGGACGGCCGTTATGTCAACCCATTCAACCCGCGTGCGGAGCAAGCCCAGCCAGCATGGATCTGGACAGATCGCCACGGATGGCGCACCACGGGCGCGTATGGTGACATACCATCGGAGTGCCGGCCGGTGACGGGGGGCGAGCGTGACGTATACCTCAACGAAGAGTATCCCGTCCCTTTCCGCTCGGTATTCCCGCCGGCGGATCTGCAACCAAGATCCATCCCGCTGAAATACAGCGAAGAATCGCCGGACTTTATACTCGCCTCTGCTGAAACCGTAACGCCGGTGACTGCGGCAGGTGCCGCGGCCGCTGCACCTGCAAAACCGGCTAAACAATCCTTTGCCGAAAGGCACCCCAAAATGCACAAAGTTGGCCGCAAGGTACGGCGCACCTGCCAGGTATTCCAACCTGTTGTGGCTTTCGGCGGAAGCTGTGCGCAAATCGTAATGATGTTCAGAAAGTAAGGAGCCAAAGAAGTGGCTAAATCAATGAAGTTAGGCGGCGGCGGACGCTTTGCCGCTGGTGTCAAAAAGATCGAAGCTAAGGGCGAGCCTGCCAGCGAAGCTAAGGCAGTTATGGCAATTGCCGGACGCAAGAAATACGGCAATAAGAAAATGGCAAGCATGGCAGCCGCGGGCAAGGCGAGGGCCAAGTAATGGCGAAGACAGCAAGACCCAGCCCGCAAGTGCAGGCAACCGACTACTACCCGCCGGAAGACGCCCGCACCTTGATGAACGCGGAAGCGATCAAGGGCGATAAGAAACGCCACGGCGCCGCGATCGCACATGCCCAAAAGCAAGCCGCCCAGATCCAAAAGATCGTGCCGCAAAAACCAGCCGGCAGAAGCAAGGGCAAAGGCGGCCGCTAATGCTGATCAAACAGCTAGCCAGGTGCGGCAACAGCCTAGGCGTGCTCGTGCCCAAAGCGGTGCGCGAGCTGCTCGGATGGGCGGACGATACCAAACTCGAGTACCACCCGGAGGGCGATACCCTCACCTTGAAGCCGGCGAAAGAACGGCAGGAAGAAGCGCTCGATCTCCTATTCCCAGGAAACAATGGAAACACAGAGCCCGCCGCCTGAACAGTACATGCCTAGCATGTTCCGCGTGGAGTTCGCTAAGAGCGTCCTTGCCGGATTACTCGCCGCGGACTCGGTGCCGGCCGACTACTCAGCCGATATTGTTTGCGCGATCGCAATCAATTACGCCGACGTGCTGGAACAGATGCTCATGAAAGAGCCAATCGAAATCCAAGACTTCCTCGTCAAAAATGTTTTGAAGATGGACAACGTAGTCATGTTTGGCAAGAGCAAAAAGAAACCGGCGCCGCCCGAACCCACACCACCCGCCGCGATATAGGAATCATGCACCCCGAAGATCCCAGAGCCGAGCACTTCAGAGAAGAGAAAGAGCGGCAATTTGTCAGGCTATTGATCATCTATACGGTGCGCGATGCCCTCGACCTTTACACCTGGTATCACACGGGCACATATCATAATCGCTTTCTTTATCGGCTTGGATTCACTAGGAACGCGCCGAAGGATAAGGCATTCAAGCGAACGGCCGACGAGATCAAAACTTGGATCGAGTCCGATCAGTTTGATCGCCTGTGCAAGCGGATCGGGTTTGATCCGGCGAATACCCGCAGCATCATAACCGGCGCCCTGGCTGGTAACGACCACGACCGGATCAGAGAACTACTGAAAGAATACGACGAGGAACTCAGTCTATATGCCTTCCACGGACCCAAAAGTCAGGCAGAGGTCGCGGAATACGAAGCCGCAAAACAGCGAGACCGAATTAGATTTGCTCGACCCGCCGGACTTCCCGGAGCCCGGATCGGACGCAAGCCTGCCCGAGGATCGAAGCCTGTTCCACGAGAAAAGCGAGGAAGAAGTCGCCCAGGAAGTGGACGAAGCCGAAAGAATCCTAAACGGTGAAATACCGCCAGAGAGCCGCACGATAACCGAGGCGCCCTTCAATGCCAAGGAAACCTACGACGAAATCAACGAGACCGGCGTAGCGTTCGAAACGCAAATGCTCATCGAGGAAATAAAATTCTTGCTCGAACAGGTTGAAGATATCGCACCGGCACACGCGAAGAGAGCAGTACAAGCCGGACAAGCCGGCCTCGCGTCTGACTTCAACACGCTGGCCAATGCAGCCCGCCACATAACTAGGCGCCTAAACGGGAAGTACACCTACTTGAGGAAATCATGAGATACATAATCGAGCTGTGCGACATTTGCGGAGCCTCGGACAAACCGCAGAATCGCCAACCGGAAGTGAAGCTCATACGAAACCCTGGCCGCCCGAGTATTACAGTGCGGTGCTGTGAGGACTGCGTAGCGAAAGTGAACGAGCACAACAAGCCCTACGACGACGCCGATCGTAAAGCCGACGAAGAAGCTAAGGCAGTAATGGACGCCAAAGTCGCCGCGAAGAAGCAAGAAGAAGAAGCGAAGAAGAACCAAGAGGGCAAGGTCATGGAAATGCTTGTGCAGCAAAACCAAGTGATGATGCAACTCTTAGCCCAGCTCGTAGAACAAAATGCCAATGCCGCTAAGCCCCGAAGAAATAGAAAATCAGGACAAGAGATGCAGCCACAGGGATGACGCCGGGAACCAGTGCGGCGGCTTCCACATAAAGGGCTCAAAGTTTTGTCACCCTCACGCCGGCGGGGTGGCATATATGCACGAGAAGAAACGCAACCTGGTGGCGCGTCGCCGGGAGCTGCAAGACGATCTCGAAGAGAACCACCAAAAGCTTGAATCAGTCGAAGACATTAAGGTCGCCGTCGCGAAGATATACAACGGCACACTTGCCGGCTTCATCAAACGCGATAAGGCTAGTGTGTTGATCACCCTGCTGCAACTCGCACATAAGTTGCACCAGAAGCAAGGACCGGCGCCCATGGGCTTCGTCAACATCAACATAGGCGACGGCGCGGCCAGGATCACACCGAATTTTGCGGACGCCAAACAGCTCGATCAATTCCTGCTATCCGATCAGAGCGCAAGCGCAAAACTGATCGAAGACCTGCACCGCGATGGCAATCTGACGATTGAGAAGCAAGACGACGTGATCGACGTAAAGCCGATCAATCCCGATAAGGTGAAGATCGACGCCACAGGGATCGCCAAGATCACCGGAGCTCCGAAAGAGGAAGTGATCGATCTGCTCGGCAAGACACTGGCCGACACCGCCGGCGAGGAATACGCCAAGCCATTCGCCGGTATCGATCTGCTCGAACTGCCACCACCACCGCCGACCTATTGCGATTATGTCGGAGTCGAAGAACGATCCGAGCTGGCAGGTATGCCGGTGCTGTCCCTCTGGTATGTGTGTCAGCGGTGCGGAAAACGCAACCCAAACAAAGTACAGGAAGTTTGCCCAAATGGATGACAACTTTTTCAAGACAGCGATTTACTCAGGCTACCGCCTGCGCTTCCTCGAACCACGGCAGCGCGCATACGCATGGGAAGAACTGAAAAAGAATGTGACACCATACGCGGGAGTCATAGCGGGGATACATGAGCCATGGGCCCAGGACGATTACGTCAGAGCGATCCCACCGCTGGATCTCCTGCTGCTATCGCTGCAAGGCGGTGAGTTCATCGTCTGTATATACGATGATCCCGAGGCTAAACTCTTGCCGCGAAACACGCTCGTGGGCATGGCATGGCTTGACGATATATGGGCCGAGCGAAGCGCGCACCTTCACGCTTGGAGCAATCCGGCGTGCCGCCAAGACTTCCGCCGAAGCAAGATCGCGGATCGGTTTGCGCGCGAGATCGTCGAGTATGCCTTCAAACCATTTGCCCCGATAAAAGACGGCGGCGGCCTCGGGCTCAAAAAATTAAAGTCAAACGTTGCCATGCCCAACCGGCGAGCCTACCGCGCATTGCATGCGCTCGGCTTCGTCGATGTAGGGATCTCGCCGCTGGATGGCTTGTACGACTCTGTGCCTACCGATACGCTGAACTTAGAATTACTCAACCCTGATTATTTCGGCTTGGCCGAAGCAGAGGTAATACAAGCTAATGCCATTCGGCGGCGGGGGATCAGCCCCGAAACCCCCAACTTACTCACCACCGGCGCCCTTCGTGAATCCGGGCCCGTTCCAGGGTCCGCCGGATCCCAGCACGACGGTGCCGAACGTGCTCAGCCCCACTCAAGTTATGAGGCAAGGAGCATCGGTAGAGAGCCAACTACCGGCTTGGCTGCAAATCAATCAGAACCCCATGAACCCTCAGGGGATGCAGCAGTACGAGAACAACTTCTATCAAACGCAGGTGCAGCCGCAGTTAGCGCAGGCACAAGCCGACCTCTACGCAAACGGGCAAAATAGCGGCTCTTACTCTGGTGCCTACATGGGGCAACTCGCCGCCATGGGAGCGCTCAACAAATACAACGCCGGACTTGGCTATGCTCAGCAGCTCTACAACAATCAACTGCAAGGGCGGTCTAGTTATTTCAATGGCGGCCCGTCGGTAGCCATCGGACAGAACGCCGCGAACGTACAACGCGGTATGGGCATTGCTGGACTGCAAAGTCAAAACGCAGGGATGCTCAATAACTACAATCTCGGCAGCGCTGGGATGCAGAATCAATATGACCTTGGCGCGGCAGGGATGCAAAACAACTTCAATCTGTCCAACTACGGCAACCAACTGAGCGCCTACGGCATGAACTTGCAGAACCAGGCAAACCGCTTTGGCTCAATTGCCGGCGGACTGACAAACATTTTCAGCGGCGGACTTGGCTTGATGGGCGGCCGTGGCACCGCCGGTAGTTTCGGCGGCATGGGCGGCACCGGCGGACTGGGTAGCTTTGGCGGCAGTAGCCCGCTATCAAATGCTGTGAGTGGTGCGGCTACGGCCGGACTCAACTTTATCTAAGGCTGAACCATGTATAACGATCCACTCAACCCGAATCAAGCACCGCAGATCGCGCAAGGCTTGGCACCACCGCCGCAAGCCCAGGCGCCAGCGCCTAGTATTCCCCCGCCTTCCCAGACGGCCCCGGCGGCGCCTCCACCGCCGGCGGCCCCTCCTTCCGCAGCACCGGCACCACCGGCGGCGCCACAGATGTACTACGACCCATACAATTACGTGGCGCCCAACAGCGTGCTTAATCAACCGCAGGTACAAGACAAACTTACACAAGCCTTCATGAACATGGCACAGAGCGCCACAACTGGACATGATCGCACGGCGGAAAGGCAGTACGCCGCTACAAAAATCTTTGGCGGCGCGGCGGCCGCACTTGGCGGACTCATGGGCGGCGGATATGCCGCCGGCGGACTGCAAGCCCTGAACATGACAAACCAGCAAGTGCAAGACGCTAAAGCACAGCGCCACATGGATCAGCAATCAGCGCTGACCGGCATGCAGGCGCTTGGAAATATCTTGCGCAACACGAGCAAGGACGCACAAACCGCCCTTGCCACACAGGTGCGTTTGGGGATCCAGAAGCAGCGCGCTGACACCTACGACACGCACACCCAAACCAAAGACGCGAACGACGCGAAGAAGACGGCGAACCTCGACCGCCACTATCAGGCGGGTGAGGCACTAAAAGCACTCGGACTAGCCAACACCAGCGAGATGGCGCAAAAGAAACTTGATCAGTACAAAGAGCACTATCAAGACGAAATGGCGCTCAAGAAGCAACTTGCAGACGTGAGAGCCAACGCGCAAAAGTACGGCGCAGACAAGCGTTACGATGCGACAATCCAAGGATTGCAAACTCGCATCAAACTGGCGAACCAAGCGCGCAAAGCGTCGGCCGTCAGGTTTGACGATGAAATGGAAGCGAAGCTCGGCAGGCGAGACACCAACGGCAACCTTGTGTATCAAGGCGTGACCGTACCGAGCCTTGCTGATAGCGTCGAAGACGTGGGCGATCTCGAGTCACCACAAGCACCGGCACCGACCGGACAACCGACGCAGCCAACACAACCAACCCAACCGACGCAGCCAGCACAGGCACCCCCGGCGATGAGCGATAACCAGGGTAAAGCGCTGCAGCTTATGAACCAGTATCAACAGCTCTACAAAAACAAGCAGTTGCCGGAAGCGATCTATCAGCAAAAGTTGCAGAGCTTTAGCCGCAACTTTCCAACACTGGTAAACCAACTCAATGCCCAATAGATTGCAAGTGCCACCGCCGCCGCCAAACATGCCAGCTTATGGCTCGGCAAGCGCCGCGCCCCAGGATGAATTTGACATGCTGTCCGCTCAGGATCAGCAGCAGGCAGCCCAGCAGGCGCAGCAACCGCCCGACGAGTTCAGCACACTGGCGGCAACCGATCGGCAGGCGCAGCCGCAGCAGCCGGCACCACTCCCGGTGCTCAGCACCAACGTGCTGGCAACACCGCAGCAGCAGCCAGCCCCGACACCAGCAGCTCAACCGGCACAAAAACCGGCAGCGAAACCGGCAGGGCAGCCACGCACGATAAGCGCGCCACAGGCGAAGAAGGCAGCATCAGCACCGCCGCATGTCCCGACACCATTGGAGCAAGTTGGCGCAAACATCGCCCACCTAGGACAGCAGGCTTATGCCGGTGCGCACCAAGTACCGATCCTCGGTGATGCCATCAGACTTGGCGAAGAATACGTACACAACCCGGCGCAAGCTGCAGCGGCAACGGCGGCGAACATTCCAGCGGGTATCATCGGGCTGCCGCAAGACGTTGTGAATCTCAGCAACCAATTGACCCGGCAACAAGCCGCCGGACAAGTTGCCGACATGGGCCCGGCTGATCTTACGTCGCCGGCACGGAAAACAATTGACTACGCCACTCAGGTGGCAAACGTTCTACTGCACCGCAAACAACTCGAGCCGGTACAGGTGAAGGAAGCATATCAGGCACCATTCCAACCTGTTCTTGAAGCAAGCCCGGCAGCCGCCGGCGCCGGTGACTTGATTGGCAATCTCCTTGGCGGCAAAGGTATGCACTTGCCCGGCCCGCCGCAAATCAAGGCACTGGAAAACAATCCGATCGTACAAGGTTTGATCCACGGCGCAATAAGCGGCGAAGGTTACGGCGCTCTTGGCTCACTCGCCAATCAAGCCGAGGGCAGGCAGCACGAACAGGCAGACGGCAAAGACATACGCGGACTGAACTTGAAGCAAGCGGTGAAAGAAGGCTCGGCATCAATCGCCCCCGGTATATTGCTTGGTGCCGCCGGCGGTGCTTTCGCCAGGAAACCCGCACCGAAACTGGCACCGGGAACGATCCCGCCCGAACTGCTCGAATTTAAGAAACCCGGACAGGGAGCACCGACGCCGACCACGCAAGCGCCGGCAGCGCAGCCAGGGAAAGCGCGCGGATCATTTAGCTTTGCCCCTGGCATGAAACAGCAGCTTGAGGCGCGAGACGCCCAGGAAGCGACAGCCAACCCTTACGGCACCGTCAAGAAGATCGACGACTGGAAAAACACACTCAACGATCAGCTTGCCAATGCGCAATCCGCTGACGACGTACTGCAAGCGAAGAACGACGCCGCCGCGTGGATCAGCAAGAACGGCGCGGACAAGAGCGTCAAGGACGTGCTGAAAGAGCACCTCGACAAAACTGCGACCCAAGCAGACCTCAAGATCAAAGCCGACGCACAGAAAGCGAAGATCGAAGCAGCCCAGGCGAAGCAAGCGGCCACGCCACCGGAACCGGCGCCGGCTCCAGTGGCGCCCCCGCCGAAGCCGCCCGAGCAACCCGCGCCTCAAATGACGCCCGAGCAGATCGCGGAGCACCAGCGCCAAGACTTCATCCGGCAAAACTTCCCCAACCACAATGAAGACCTGAGCAGCCATGATTTCAGCACCTTCAAAGGCACCCGTGAAGAACAATACAGGGTGAATCATGCCGAGCCTTTCAGCCCCCACCATATATATGATGAGGACATTGATCCGCAACTCGACATACTCAGCCAGACGCGCGAGCACCTCAACAAAGCCTACGAAAACGCCGACCGCAACACCCGCACGCGATTGACCGGCATTATCAAAATTCTCGACGGGCAAGAGAAAGCGATCGTACACGAGAAAGCGCGTCGCGCGTACCTGACCGCCCAGGGCGTTGAGCCTGACTGGGTAAAATCCGAACCTGTCGAAGGCGCCGACACGTCCGCCGCCCCTGCCGAAAATCCGTCGGAAAATCAACACATCGACTTTAAGCAAGTGCCGGACGATGAACTCGTCAAAAGGATGATCGATCCGGCAGCGCACGGACTGACAGACGATCAGCACATGGCGGCCATTGCCGAATACGAAGCGCGCCACCCGGAACCGGCGCCGGAAGAGTCGCAAAATAATGGACAAAACCCCGGACAAAACGCACCGAGTCAAGAGCCCGAAACGCCGCCCCCGGCAGCGAAAGAACCCGGACAAAATAACGGACAAAATGAAGTAGCAAAATCTTACAAGGTCGATAAACAAGGGCCTTGGTATCACGTCACCGATCAAGATGGAAACGTCCTAAGTAAGACGAAGGATCGCAAGCAAGCCGAGCGCCGCGTCGAATCGCTCAACAGTGGAGCAAAGCACGGACAAGGCAAGCGCACAGACAAGAGCCCGCAGCCGGACGACTCCACCAGCTACCAGCGCGCGGCAATAGATTACGGCAATAAATTCGATGCCAGCAACCTACCGCCGGAAGTATCCGAGCCCTTGCAACGACTCGTAGAACAGCGCCACCGTTTCGACCAGGCGCGCAACAAAGTTTTAGGGATCGCGCAAGTTGCCGGCAAAGCGAAAGGCTTGGATCTCAAACTCAAAGGCGTACGGAAATTTGATCCGGAAGTCGAAAAAGCAGTAGCCGCCGCGGCTAAAAATCCTGAAGAGTCCGGCTTCAGTATTGAAATGAACTCGGGGAAGAAGCCGGCGCCAGAAGCTTATAAACCGGCAAAAGGCGAGAACGTCTTAGGTGCTCTCAACAATGCCATTGGTGAAATGAAGTCGGCCGAGGCTGACTACAACACCGCCCGCGATACCTTCAAAGATCAATATCTTCCGCGCCGTGGTGAACTGCCGCCCTCGATCAACGTCAACCACGAAGGCAATACATTTAACGTTAGGCTGACCAACAAGGAAAGCCGAGCAGCCACCACCAACACGCCAGGCGAGCAAGCGCTCAGCGACGACGTGAAGCACATCACCAAGGCGATAGAAAAGGATCCGTACCTTGAGCAGACGGTACAGGCACACAACCTTGGCGAAGTGCTCGACGCAGTAGGCAAGGAATTGGGCAAGCAAGACAATGTTTTGCTTGAAGGATCAAACCCGTTAGGTCACATGGTTTCTGCAGCCGTGAAGGTCAAGCGCGGCTTGGATAATGCAGGCGTCAAACTCGATCCGCGCATGTTGCATCAGGTTTTTATGAACCAATTCAACAGCGATAAGTACGAGCTGACCGCCGATCCGCAATTCTGGGATTGGTACAACAGACAGCGCGGCGCCCTCGATCTCTCTCTCCAAGGTGTGGAAAAACTGCACACCGAAGACGAGCGCGACGCATGGCTCAAGAATCGTTACGCCGATCCCGATGATATACGCGCCGGTCTCGACGGTGCCGACAAACTCAGCCCCGCCCAGCGCGAAGGATTGATCAAACAGAATCAAGTGCTTGACCAAATGAGCGACGGTTTCGAGCAGTATGCCGAGCACTTGCGCCAGCAGGGATACAACGGTAAGGGCTTCTTTAACACGATCCTGCCGATGAACAACCTACTAGCCACGCTTGAGTCAGACTTACAGCAGCTCGACCCCCGGAGGTACAGAGGTGAGAACTGGCTCCAAGACCTTGGCTCAGGCGTTACCCGTGGCATCTATGATATGTACGTCACCGGCAATTGGTCGATACACGCTCTGCACGCTATCGAAGCGGGTACGGTCGGCACTGCCTATCATCCACAGGCTTTCGCCAAAGCAGTGGGCGACCTGGCTAGCTCCTATACTATCGGGGATCCGGGCGTCAAAGAGTTCGTAGAGTCGTTTGATTCAAGCTCGGGCATCCAGAAGCGAGTAAAAGAAGAGAACCAAACCAAACTCGGCAAGTATTGGCGCGGACTGCAAAAGGGTGCGTTTGATACCGCCGGCAAGCTAGTGGGTGTGGACAACGCCACCGAGAAGATCGCACATAACGACAAGCTGCAAACTGGGCTTGACGTGCTCGAAGGTTCGATCGCGGAAGACGCCAAACTTAAACTTATGCGCGCGATGTCCGCGCACATTGCCGCCGACGAAATGGGCTACCAAGGCGGCGGTACTCAGCTCATGAAGGACATGGCCGACGCGCTGCACAATCCCAAAGCGATGGACGCGGAAAGCCGAATCGAGGCCGCAACAAAGATCGTCTACCACATGAACCAGATGGTAGGCTACAGCCCCAGTGGGTTTAGTGACATGAACGTGCTCACGCGCATGGCGTCGAAGACTTCCCCGATCTTCAAGTGGTTCACACCATTTGCCACCACGCGCTTGCAGCAATCGCGCGTGATCACCAAGTTTTTTACCAACTCAATGAAGGCAGCCAGCACCGGCGATGTTATGAAGGCTGGACGGTTTGCCGGACAAGGTTTGCTCTGCCTCGGTTTGATCTCGATGATCAACGGACGCGGCGGCATACCGCTGGACATTCAGCAAGCATTGCACGCAGCAGACCCGGACAAAGCAAAAGAAATACTCGAGCAAGCCGATAAGTTCAATGTGATCGGCAAACTGGCTGACACCGAAGTTGAGCACGTAACACCGCAACTCTTTGTACCCATGTTTATGGGTGACAGCTTCCCGACGCAACTACTCGACGCCGGACAATCCGCGTACTCTGGCAAAGGCTGGAGCCAGATCAGAGGCATAGCCACCCTTGCCGCCACCGTGGGCATGAGCAGCATAGGCGGCCGCATGGGCCTGAACCAGATTATAAAAGTTGCCAAAGCGCTCGAGACTGGCAAGGAAGGACATAAGGACGTGTACGCCTTCCGGCACGGTGACACCTTGCGATCAGGCGCCAAGCTCGGACTCAAGATCGCAGACACCGCAGCTAAAGTTGGCGGACTCGATCTGAAGGTGCCGCGCATGGATGACATGCTCGGCAAGCGCAAGGTGGACACAAACACGCCCCGCGAACTCTTCGGCGCAGTCACACCTGGCATGAGGATTGAGAACGCCGAGATCATCAACAAAATGCGCGACGATCAAGCCTTTGGCGACAAGCTCCACAATCTCGACCAAAAGGCATATCAACGCGCCAAAAATTCACTTTTCAAAATCCAGAAAGCAGCCGCCCAGGAAAAAGACTGGAACGCAGCACGCGAGAAACTCAATGGCCTAGATGGCTATTGGGAGCGCACCTTGAAGCAGTACCTACAGAATCATGAGGCAAAAAATGGCCAAGAAGAAGGCAACACCAAAGCCGCCACGCATGCAGAAGCGTGACGAGAAAGTAAAAGCACCGAAGGGATCCAGTGGCAGTAAAGGATCCGGCTCTGCCAAAGGGATGGCATATGGCTGCTAATAACCCGCCCAGCATTGCCAGCGTAAATCAACACCTGAGCAGGCTAGAGAACCGTTTAGACATTCTCTTGAAGCGCTTTGACGTACTCGCCAATCGGTTTTGCCTGTATTGGATCGACGAGCGCAAATCGCCGGCCGTCGGCATCATTGTGAAACGTGGACTCAACCGCGACAAGAAAGAGTGTGCGGACATCTTCATTATCAGCTCTGAGCTGAGCGCGAACTACATCACAACCGACAAGCTCAAAGTTGAGAAAGACGAATCCAAAAACCAACGGTGGGAGCCGCTGGTACTCGATCAAAAGATGTTCGCGGAAGCGCACAATCTGATCGAGCAAAGTAAGGACGCGCCGCCTGATGACGGCAACAGCGCTCTTATCTAGGCTCGACGAGAACCGCCAAGCACGCGCCCGTTTAAAAATGCTCTGGATGACCCGGCCGGATTTACGGCCGGCGATCCGTGCGCGCTGCACCGGCGATCCCAACGATCTGCAATCGCTCAAGGATGCTTTTAAATTCTGGGCGAATCACTTTTGCTTCACCCACAACGAGCACAAGCCACCGCGCGAGCGCGTGCAACCGCTGTTGCTTTGGGAGCTGCAAGAGGAAATCTCAGACGTAATCATCGAGAACGTTTTTAAAGCGTCCGAGAATGAAAACTATGAGTGGAACGCCTATGGCGACAAAGCCCGCATGATGGCGTGGACGTTCCTAAATCTGCTGTTGATTCAATGGCTCTGGCAGTTTCATGGGATCTCTACGGTCATCACGTCGAAAACATTGGAAGACGTTGACAGCCAAAGCGACATGAACACGCCCTTTCAGAAATTGCGTTTTCAGATCGAATTGCAATACAAGCAAGCACCGTGGCTATTTCCCGAATCATTCGACATTGGCAACAACGAGCAGTACAAGACCGGGCTGATCGCCTGCAGCAATGGCGGATCCCAGATCGCCGGACTGTCACCCAAGGGCAAAGCCATGAGACAGGCCCGCGCCCTGATCTGGTTTGGCGATGAGTTCCCGCACACTGACACAGATATTGAATTGTGGGACGCCGCTTGTGGAACCGTCAAAGTACGGATCGTAGGCGGAACGCCGAACGTACAGCGCGGCCGTAACTGCAAAGCCTACAAGCTTCGGTACAACAAAGAAGGCGAGCAATGCCACATATTTGAAATGCCTTGGTGGCGCCACCCAGAGCGCGCAGTCGGCTTGACGAAAAAGCCGGATGGCACGTACACGTCACCGTGGTGGGAGCAGCAATGCGCGACCAAGAGCAAGCAAGTGCTTGCCGCCGAGTTCCTCATGGACTGGAACGTCGCCATGGGAGCCACCGCCCTTTACGCTTTCCGCGAGGTGTCTTGTGTATTTGGACTCAAGCCCGATCCATTCGGCGGCCCGATCTTCCGTTCGTGGGATCCCGGCAAAAGCTACGGTGTTTGCTGGGCGCAGCGTGACCGCTGGGGCAAGCTCCGGTTATTGCGCGAGCTGATACTCACCGAAGAGGACGTAAGCGAGCAAGGCAAGACGCTACTTGCTGCAATCGCAGAGCGGGCAATCGGCATAACTGATCGGTACTTCCCAGACTTCGAAATCCTCGACGTGGGCGACCCTTACGCCAGCCGGACGCAAACGTCATTCCAGGAAAAAACCGAATACGAAATGCTCTACACGAATCACAAGATCCGGGTGCAGAGCGCATATATGTACCAGATTCCATCAAAGGAACGCCGTAAAAAGCGCATCGAGATATTAAACGATCTGATGGGCAAAGACGTGACCGACGACGGCGGCAGGATGACGCCCGGTTTCCTGATCGACCCGCGCACTTGCCCGATCACTTATGAAGCGATCAAGCAAGAGTACCGCTGGAAGATGGACAAGGAGACGGGCGAGCGCACGGACGAGATCGTCAAGGCGCACCCGTTCACTGAGGCAATTGACACGATAGGTATGATAGCCGTAAAGCTATTTGATTCCAAACGGAATACAACCGGCGAGAGCGGCAGAACCCCCAGACCTAAGCGAAGGCAGTCTACAGGCTGGAGACGCACAGGAAGGATGTAGCCACAGCATGGCAAAAGCAGAATACCAACAGGCTTTCCTAGAGCCGTTCACGTCCGAGAAGATGCAGAAGCTTGCAGTACAGATATGGAACTTCGTTCTTTACTGCCAGGACTCACGCCGGCCGCGCGAAAAAACAATCTTTGAATGTGACGAGGCTTACCTCTGCCACCGTTACGTCCCAGACGTAGGCGCCATGCAACTGATCGAAGATGGGGAATTTGGCGAGTCTGATGTCTTCGACAACATGAACTACATGAGCATCCGGCAAACACTCGCCTTGATGCCCCGCAACCAACCATGGCTTACGGTATCAAGCCGCGAGGGAGAAGCCGACCTCATCATCCAGGCGATCCAAGATCACCAGATCTATATGCACAAGAAGGCGCGCACGCGTCGGAATTGGCAGCGCCACCGGAAGCAAAAGAACATACGCGGTCGCAGTGGCATTTACTGGGAGTGGCGCGAAGAGAAAGTATGGCGCAGGATCGACGACGTAGCCGACAACGCCAAGCAACTTAATGCTTGGCTGAAGCGTGCCGGCATCAAGAAGGCGGACGCCGGCAAGCTGACCAAGGGCAGATACCCACACATCATCAACGCCGGACCCTCAATCTATCCCATTGATTGGTATGACTTGTGGGTTGATCCATCGGCTGACCTAGTGAACCACCGCCGACCGGCAAAGATCGTCCGCCGTTTCCGCGTCCTTGAAGATCTAATGTCAGAGATGAAGGACGACGTACCGGAACCGAAGTACGACAAGGAAGTCCTGAAGCAGATCACCCCGCTGACCTTTGAGCAAATTTACTCGAACTGGGATTATGCCGGCGGCCGCACCAGCTCACAGCGGATATTTGGCACCGTGCCTTCCCGCATGACCAGCGGCATTAAATTCGTGCCGGTCTATATTTGCTACTTCCCGCACCTGGAATTTGATTACAACGGCACTAAAGAACACTACTGGGATACATATTTTCATATTGCCATTGATGGCACGGGAAATAAGCCTTTCCTGATTTACGCCGAAGAGAACCCCAGCGACCTGGGACACAGCCACATTATTGTGGATGACTGCGTAGACTGGGTGACACCATGGGCAAGTGGTGGCATTGGACTGGTGGAAAAGCAACTCAGCCGCTACCACCAAAAGAACCTACTCAAGTTGCTCATGGTGACGGCAGCCGCACATAGTATCTTCCCGCCGGTCAACGTGCTTGCTAACGCATTGCGCGAGGATGAAGAGTACGGTTTCGGACCCGGCGAAATTAACGTTATACAAGAGAACCCGCTCGGGCTTGCTGCAATCGCACCCATGCAGGTGCCGGAACGCGGCGCCGCCCTCGGTGAGCAAATCCTCCGATTCTACGGCGAGGACATGCGGGCAAGCTCGGGGCTCGACGGATTGGCGATAGATAACCCAGCCCGCAGCATGAGCAAGCCGAAGACGGCCACCGAAGTGAACCGCGACCAGAGCACCGGCAGCCTGCTGCTAGACAACGAAGCGGAGAACGACGCCGAGGTCTTATCGGAACTCGTGATGTCTATCTTTGAGGAAAGCCAAAAGCGACTGCTACCGAACGCGGAAGGGATGCTCGATTATGAGCGCTACCTCGGAGACAAAGTAATCCAAGGGAACCTCAGTTTAGGCGACTTTAGAGCCAAGCGATCGATCCAGGTGCTTGGTGTACAGGGTGCCGAGAACAGGGCCCAGGAGCTACAGAACCTGTTGCAAGGGCTGGACATTTCCAGCCGACTGATACCGGCCATGCCAATGGCGATCCCGTTTGCACAAACGGCACTTGTACAGACGTGGCGGAAACTCAATATCCCGATGCCGGATCAACTGGAAAACATGCCCTTGCAGATGCCGCAAATGATGCCACCCGGTATGCCGCCACAGATCGGTATGCAAGGTGGCGCGCCACCGCCCGCACCACCGGGAGCGCCGGACCAAGGCAACGTTATAGATCTCAGTCAATTTATGGGGGCAATGAATGGACCTGGTAACGCCAGCGCAGCTAGCTGACAAGCAGAAATCCGCAACGGACGACGATCTCGCGCGGTACCAAGAGCTTGCCGATCAACTCAAGGTGCTTGTACAACTCCCAGGCTATAAGTACGCTAAGAGGATGAGTATGTCGTATGTAATACAACCATACGCATGCCACCCGCCAACCAATGAACAAGAGCGCATCCGTTGGGAAACGTACAACACAGTTAGATGGGGCTTTGAGCGGCTCTGGCACATGATCGAGAGTATCGCCGCCGGAACGTTTGAGCTACCGAAGGAACAGCAAGTAAATGCCGATAGTAGAGGGAAACCAGGCGCAATCAGCCTCATTTGATCCCGCAGTCCAAGGACAGGCGGTATCACCCTATCAACAAGTCCTGAAGAAGTACGAAAACGACGAGAACAAAGAGACGATCCAAGCGATCGATGACATCATCCGCGCGGCAGGACAAGAGCGCACTACCCAGATTGTCAACGAAGTTAATCAGCGCCGGATTGTAGAAAGAGCCCTCGATCACCTCGGTGATGAACTTGACCGGATTATTGAGTCCGACGAGACCCTCGGCAAGTTCCGCAAGCCGATCGAGCTGCTCGTTAAATCAGAATTTGACACCGCAGACGGAAACACCGAGCACCTGGAGAACGCTAAAAAGTTGTTCGCCGGCACCCTCGGCAAACCCGAGATTAAAGCAATGGTGAAGAAGCACCTCAACGAACTTGTTGGAGAAGACCACGCAAACAGAAATACGGGGCTATCCGGCATGAAAACGGAAGGAACCGGACAAGCGGCAGCTCAAGCAGCCGCACAACCGGCGGTGACATCACGCAAGGGACTGAACGATCCGCAACGCGCTTTGTATGACGCAAAGCTGCATGAGTGGCTCGACAAGGATCCGCGCGATAGAGAGCGGCTTGGAATACCCAAGACCGACGACGAGATCAGACAGCGGTGTCTTGAGTATGCCGCTTCTAAATTCAAGGAAGGGCTAGCAGATTAGCCCCTCGATGTAAGGAACAGCCATGAATGGCAGGATTAGGCTTTCAGGTCTACAAGCGCGCGAGCGCTGGTAGCGATCCGAAAGAGAAGATCCCCTCCACTGCTAGCACGCAATACCTTAGCGGCGGCGGATCTGCTCTGACTGTTAGGCCGGGGTCTGGTAACAACGGTTTTGCAAACCTCGTTGCCGCGGCCGACAAATGCACCCACATATACGAGTCGATGATCACCCCCGACAACGTTGTCCAAATGTTGCCGGCGGACAAATCGACTGCATTGCAAGAGAACGTACTCGCCACTCCGATTAACCCCAGAACGATCTTAAAGTCGTGGCTGGTGGGCGATGCCGTGCCGACGATCAATAAAGTCGCTTGCAACACCAACAGCAACGCGGCCCAGGCACTGGTAACCGCAGCCGGCAGCACCGGCGATAACACCAACGGAACTATCTATATTCCCGAGCTGAACCAACAGCGCACCATCACTGGTGATGCCGTTGCCGGTGGTGTCCACACGTTCACCGTAGCACCCGCCTTTACACAGGCTCCCACTGTTGGCAATACCGCCATTGTGGTGCCTTTCTCGAAGGGCTGCACCGGCGTGAAATTCAACAGCTCGAACCCCTCTCAAAGCCTCGACCCGACGGTCTCCGGTAAGAGCGGCGGACATAACAACATCGAAGACGTAAACCTCAAGGGCGATAACTTCGGCCCCTACGTTTTGTCTTCTTGCCCTGACCTGCAATAGCGGTTAGCGGACTGACGTAAGGAAATACAACATTGTCTGAACTTTTGCGGGATCAATTTATCCGCGAAATGACCGACGAGCTGGAGAGTTCTACCGGCCTCGGTATGAAAATGGGCGACCAATGGAAGCCTGTTTTCCACATGCGGAAAACCGACAAGCGCCGGGTTGAGCGTCAAACCTTCGTATGGCCATCTGTAGTTGCAGCGACCGAAGAAGGCGGATCTCTTAACCGGCTGACTGTCAAGCACGGCTTCGGCTCGTATGTCGTGCCGCTCACCTACACGGGTGAGATTAAGGTGTCACACGAATTTATGCGCGATCTGCGCTACGAAGAAGTGAAGCAACAAGCCTTCGGCTTGGGCGTCGCCTTCACGCGCAACCGCTACAACCTCGCGGTTGACACTCTGATCAATGGTTTCGGCTCGGTGACATCACCGGACGGTCAATCATTGTTCAGCAATGCCCACATTCTCGCGGCTAACTCGACCTACTCAGGCACCGGCAATAGCAATATTCTGACCGGCGCCCCGCTGACCACCGACGCGTTTGACACCGCCGTTGCTCAGCTCATGACCACGGTTGACGAAAACGGCGACGTGTTCCCTGTACCGATCAACAAACTGCGCCTGATCTGCGTCCCGCAGAACGCGCGCCAAGCTTTGCAGATCGCCGGCTCTACTCATGAGCCCGAGAACATGAACAACGCGATCAACATCTATAGCGGCTCCTACGGCCGTTACGAGATCGAAGTCGTGATCCTGCCGTTGCTGTACGGCCGCGCGCCGTCGCAGTGGGCTGCTACTCAATGGTATGTGCAAATCCCTGAAATGCACGGCTTGTACTTCTACGAGCGTGAAGCGATCCAAACCTGGACCGCTAAGGACACCAACAGCTTGAGCGTCTTGTATCAAGGGCTCGACAGCTTCGGTTTCCTCGTTTCGGATTGGCGCTGGATCATCGGATCGAAGGGGATCTAGTCGTGAACAAAGCAATCAGAATAGTTTCCCTATTGCTGGTGGCATTGTTCGCCATCGGGATGCCGGCTGACTCTCAGACTATTACTGCTCACGCCGTAAATAGCAAGTTGAAAAACAACTTGGAGATCACCGGCACCCTGAAGGTAGACGGGCAGAGCACCTTTGCTGAAGGCAGCGGGGGCGCCCTGTTTAATCCGGTTGGGATCTTGTCGTTGATTACGGCCAACGTCGCATCAGCGACGGGCGGCGCCGTAACCAGCACCTACTCCCTACCGGCTAATACCCTTAATGCCGTTGGGGCTGCTGTACGTGTCCGTATCTACGGCACCACGGCGGCTAACGCAAACACCAAGCAAGTGCAATTCCTCTGGGGAGGCACCACGATCACTCTGCTTAACGCCGCGTCCAACGCCAAGGACGTGTACGCAGACATCGAGATCGTGAAGACGGGCAGCAACACGCAACAAATCAACGTCGCTGGCTACGCCAACGGCGCCTTGATGAACGCGCTTAGCACGACTTCAACCCAGACCGACACTAGCGCTATCGCCATGACAGTGAACCTGCCGACAGCGACAACCGCGGGTGACACCACGATTACCGGCTTTGATATTTTTGCGGAGCCGTAAACCGTGACAGCTAACAATAGCTGGTTTAACGTGACTAATGAGGTGCTCCGGTTATCGTTGCTACCAACGATACCGGACACCAACACGTTTGATACTGACTCGAACCTGCAAGAGTTTCAGTCAGCGGCCAAATGGTACGTACGCCTGTGTCACCACCTTATGACCTTGCGCATGGTGAAACATTTCACCACCAGGCGGTTTGACCTGCCTATTGACACTTCAACTGATACCTACGCCCTGGACCTTGGGATAAATGGCTCTTGCATCAAGCCGAGATCGTTTTTCAACCTCACCCCGGGCGGAACGCTGAACCAGGAATTAAATTACCTCGACTATGACGAGTTCCTGAGAAAGTACCCCGATCCATCCATCCTGGTGAACACACCAGGAGCGCCAATGCAATGGATCTTGCTCCCGCTTGAAAGATCGGAAGACCCGGTAAACGGGACAAATACGCCACCGACAACGGCACCGATCCAAAGGGTGCGGATATTCCCGTATCCCGACGCGCAATACAACTTGCAGTACCGCGCACAGATCCTCCCTTATCCGCTCACGCAGAGCACCGACGTGATCCTCTGGCCGGCAGAGTATGAGCACTGCCTCTGGATATGGTCTTGGGGCCAGGTAGAAAGAGCCCTCGGTGAAGGTAAGGAAGGCACGCTCGAACAGCTTGCCCGCCAAGCCGTTCAGGATGTCCATTTGATCGCCGGCGTGCCGGACGATGCACGGCGAGCCGTAAGAACTATGCGGCCTCTCAGCGGCGCCATGTGGCCGCCAGGCAAATACACGGGATGGGTTTCTAGTCCGCCCGGTTAAAAGGGATGGCTCGTGTCTACTCCTAACAATTATCTTCCAGCGCCCGTAAGTCAGTCCGAGCTTTACAAGTTCGGACATTCTTTAGTTCCCGGCAGCGTGAGCGCGCGCAGGGGTTTGTGGTCTGCATTGGCGGACGCCGAGCGCTCACCGGACCAGGCGAAGATTCTAAACAACTTCCAAATGTGGAAGAAGCGCTATATCTGGACAACGCACGGCATTGGCTACGTAAACGACAACGTAACCGCCATTAACGGCGGTGGCGCGATCAAAGACTTCGGCATCTTTTACGACACCAGCAACAATATCAATTTGCTGGTGCAATCGGCGGACAAGCTGTATCGGTACGATACCGTGGGACACGCGGTAGGCGCCGCAATTTTGAGCGGATTAAGCACGACCGCTTACCCGACAATGCGCCCATTCGGTGCGTCAACACTTACCTTGTTGCCTGTGACGGTCTACTGCAACGGCAACGCGAACCCGCAGCTAATCACGAGCACCACGACGGCGCAGGCGATGAGCTGGACAGATGGCTTTAGCCGCGAGTATGTCACCATCGGCGGCACCATGACACCAAATAACAAGCTTGCTCTGACTTTCCAGAGTGGGCAGCTTGGTATCACTCCGGTGACTGTCACGTATACCATCCAGGCAAACGACACGGTGCAGACGGCAGCCGTGGGTTTGGCGGCAGCAATTAACGCGAGCAACCTCTCAACCGGCGGGGTAAGCGCGACGGCTACCGGCACCGTCGTAACGGTGAAGTATCCCTCGGGCATCACGATCACTTTTTCCGCTGGACTGACCACGGAAACGGCTACCATCGCCGGAACGATAGCAAGCGGTAACGCCCTGTCAATCACGGCGACGATCCCCAACAGCCAAGAAACGGCGACCGTAGGCGGCACGATAGCCGCCGGACAAACCTACTCGATCACCGTCACCGGCAACGGATTGAGCGCCGCCCAGGCGGTGCCGACGTACACAACCGTTACCGGCGACAATACGACGACCACCGCCAGCGGTATCACTACCGCGATCAATGCAAACACGGTGCTTGCAGCCGCCGGCATTAGCGCGACATCGAGCGGCGCGGTAGTCACTATCAGTTACCCCAGCGGCTTGACTCTCTCGTTTACAGCGAGCGCAACCAGCCCCGGAAGCCTGGTTATGGCCCCCGGCACACCGGGCACAGCGGTAACGGTGCCATACACTTGTGTAACTGGCGACAACGCCACCAGCGTAGCCACCAACTTTACCAACCTGATCAACAGCCAGGCCGCACTAGCTTACGCGGGTGTTACGGCGACTTCGAGCGCCGGTGTGATAACGATCACCTACCCGTCAGGGCTTAATGTCGTTTTCAGCAAGACCGTGAGCGGAAGCGTAACGATCACGCTTGCCGCTGGTGCATCACCGACAACCGGAGCCCTCACCCTTTTGGCCGGCTCGGCAACGCAAGCATGGCCGGTTGTATTCGACGGGAAGACGTACCAGAAGCCCGCTTTTTGCGAGCCGTTTGGCGACCGCATGGTCTACGCGGGCTTCCCCGATCCAAGCACCATGTACGACGTGCTTATCTCGCAGCAAGGCACATACGACACCTTCACTCAGTCGGCACCACTTCTTGCCACCGATGCCAACACCTTCACCGTAATTGGAGCCAATGGTCCTATCACGGGCCTTAAAGCTTTCCGTCCGAGTAATACCAACATCGGGCAAATATTCCTAATCGGGCAGGCTGACGGCGTGAGCATGATCACCGGCACCGACATGACGAACTACAGCCTTGATCCGCTCACAACTATGTACGGCATCGTCAATAACCGTTGCTGGGCTCAGGTGCTCGACGATCTGGTATTCCTCACGAATAAAGGTGTGTACTCGTTCAGCTCCCTGATTCAAAACGAGACCAACCCCCAAGACGCTCTCAGCTATCCGATCAGCGACCAGATCCAACAAATCGACTTCGCGAGCGCAGCAAACACGGCTTTTTGCGTCCACCATCCGATCACGCAAGAAATCCATTTCTATGTGCCATTCATCGTTGACACCGGGACGAATCAACACGGCTTGATCCTCAGCTACAACACGGACGGCGGACTCGCTGGCCCAGTATGGTCAACTAAAAGCGGTTTCTCAATCGCCGCCGGCATCGACTACCGCAACCAAATGTACGGCGGAGACTACACGGGCTTCGTTCAGTCGCACTATAACGGCGATACATACAACGGCAATACGGTGCTATTCCATTACCTTTCTGCTCTGATGACAGGCGGAAATTTAATGCAAGCCGGACGCATGCAGAATGTCACGGTAGTGACGGACGGCGCAAAGCAGCAGGCGGCAATCAACGTCTACGCTTACGGCAAATTTGCCGACGGCAGCACCCGTAAGACGCTTTGCACGCCGTCATATCACATCATTGGTGACAACGCTGTTGGTACCACCGTGCTGCCTTTTGCGCTCGGCACATCGAGCTTTCCAAACGACACTGTCAAAACACATATATACCGCCCGATTGGGCGCGGCATCATGTTCGAACTCGAACTTACTAACTCAAACATCGCCGGCGATGGCTTGGACTACTCCCGCGCCGACTTTACTCTTAGCATAGGAGGCATGGTACGCCATTGAAACTTTTTCGCCGTATTTGGTTTAACTTACTGGCTCTGCTTTTTCTCGGCAGCGCCGCCCTCGCGACCGTTCCCACAATCAGCGGTTTTGTTACCCAGGTTGATGGCAACACGGTAAACGCTAGCCTGTGGAACTCGCAGATCGGCGCCATCTACACGTATATAAATACCAACTTGGTGGCGACGTGGAACAAGCTAAGCACCGTTGGCGGACTGCTCACGTATGACGGCACCAACGTACAGCAGCTCACCCCCGGCGCCAACGGCACTTTCTTAACAGCCGACAATACGCAAGCCTATGGCATCAAGTGGGCAACGATTGCCAACACCACGGCACTCACTACCAAGGGCGATGTACTCACCACAGACGGTACTAACCTGCAAAGGGTGGGCGTCGGTACTGACGGCCAGGTTTTAACCGCACGCAGCAGCGCCACCTACGGTATTGACTGGGAAAACAACGTAGTACCCAGCGGACTGATCGCCATCTGGAGCGGCACTCTGAACAATATTCCAGCCGGCTGGGAGCTGTGTAACGGCACCAACGGCACGCCAAACCTGCAAGGGTTATTTGTCGTAGGCGCTGGCTCAACTTCACCGGCGGCGAGCGGCGGCATGGGGCTGCTTAACCCGGGCGGACCGTTCGGCAATTCCAGCGCGGGCACCGGATTGGGCCCAACGCACACGCACTCGGTAAGCGTATTTGGCACTAGCGTGCAATCAGGTACAGGCACCAGCGTAACAGCAAGCGTAGGCACCACATCCGGTGGTGCAACGGTGACACCTCGTTACTACGCCCTCGCTTTCGTCGAAAAAATATAAGGAGCTGACAGCTTGAGTCAAAGAGTACATTCTAATATCGGCTGGGGCATCACTCGCCAACTCGGGCAACCGTTTTCCGGTAACGCAATCGGGATCGCGAACCCCAACAGCCTTAACAGCAGCAAGCCGAAGCTTGCCGATGCAATGGGCCGCGCCGGTAAATCGGGCGTTGTCTCATTCGCGCACGACGGCGCAAGCCAAGCTTTCACCCTGTTCATTTGGTCGGACAAGCTTAACGGCGCCGATCCCACAAACGGTTGGCTGAACATGGGCGCCAACTCAACCGAATACACAAAGACGGTAGATCCACATTCTGTTGCCAGCTTCACCATACCGGAAGACGCCTATTTCTTCATCATGGCGGGCGTGAGCGCTTGCCCGAATTGCTGGACAGGTGGCGCAGTACACGCGGAAGCAAACCAAACCAATGACCAGTAAGCTTTTAAAACTAGCGCTAGTCGCTCTGTTTTGCGCGCTCATTGCCCCCAGCGCTCTGGCTCAGGGCAGCACCGGGCCGATGGGTTTCCCGCAAGACTACCCAACAAACGTTGATGCCAACGCCAGCATATTAACGCTGGGCGCTCCTGCATCAGGCACATTCCCGAATTATCGAATACCAAGTTTCAACGCTAGCCGCTTTAGCACGGTAGATAACGGCCCTGCCTCTACCTTCGGCATAGACATCAACAACATTGACCTTGCGCATGGTGGCACTGGTGGAACGAGTCAGCAGTCAGCTCTAAACAATGTCATGCCGGCAGGCACCGCCGCCGCGAGCATGGTGTACTTCGATGGCACGAACTGGAGCAGACTAGCGCCCGGATCTGCCAATGCCCACCTTGCAATGAACGCTACGGGTAACGGCTTGGTATGGACCGCTGACGGCACAGTCGTAAACGCGAACGCACATTTTTACCTTGGTGCCTCTGACGCCACGATGCCCAATGCCACCGTACTGAGCAACGGCACGGGCATAGCAGCAATCACATACAACGCCGGCGGCACGACGACCATAGGCGTGGATACCACCGTCGTGGACACGACCACGAACTCGATCAGCCTCAGCAACAAAACTCTTGTTTCTCCGGTGTTCGCGTGGAATACCGGCGCGGGCGTGACGCTTAACGGGAGCACGTTCCACGTCAACCTAAAGTGGGCAGACTTCACGGTCAACAACTCGGGTAGCATCAACTTTCCAGACGTGGCAGGCGCAGCGGCAAACGTCATTTACGACGCGACGGCGCAAACCATCAGCGGTGTGAAAACGTTCTCGGCCGCCCCGGTGATCAGCACGATTACCAACACGGGCACGCTCACCCTTCCAACGAGCACAGACACCCTCGTGGGACGTGCCACCACTGACACCCTCACCAACAAAACCGCCACAGCCTTACAGCTCAGCAACAATAGCCCGGCTCTTACCTTCCTTCAAACGAGCGGTAATTACATTATCAACGCAGCCAACCCGGCCGCGACCCGCACCTACTCTTGGTACGACGCTAATGGAAACGGCAACATTGCGATTGAGGGAGCGACGACTACCGCCGGCAGCGTGGCCTATTTCGACGGACACATGATCCAATCTACTGGCGCTGGCAGCAGCGGACAAGTGCTGACAAGCAACGGAAGCAGTGCGCCATCGTGGGCGAATGCGAGCGGTGGTCTCGATGCCCGCATGATGTATTGGCGCAGCGGACCAGGCACAGAAAACGCCACGATAATATCAGCAGATTTTGATCCAACTGGATTAGCCGTGTACAGTGCTGGCACAAATACGAGTGGCACCAACAGTACTAACGGGCGTATAGTCAACGCGGTCACTACGACTACCAGCGGAAACGCGGCGGGCGTTAAAGCCAACAATTTTGCAGAGACGCAGCCGCAGCTCGCACCTATCTTTCGTGCGAGGATTGTAACGCCCGGCACTCTTACAAACGTCCGCATCATAGTGGGGCTTGTGTCGTCCGATGCATCCACAGGCTTCAACTCGGGTCGCGCATATTCAGTCGTTGAGTTTGACACCGGGCAGAACGCAACTAATTTTGCCTATCTCACAAACTTCAGCGGGGGCGGGGCAAGTCCCTCCAATAGCGCGGTGACCGTCGCGGCAGGCACCGGCTACGACATCGTCGTTGACCTTAGCACGAGCGGCCACGTTATCTATTCAATCTATAACATGAGCGGGACACTGCTTGACTCTTTCAACACCACCACTGGGGTCCCCTCAGCCACCCAACCTTTAGGCCGAGAAGTCTCGGTTACGACACTGACGGCCGCTGCCCAACAAGTGGGTATCGGCGTTATCACCATGCAGAGCTTGTAATGATCGATCTCGGACTAATATCACTCGCCAAAAAAGCCGTTGCTTTAAAAGAGCGGCACTTCATCACGCCGGCGATCCTGCTGGCAGTCGTGAATCAAGAAAGCCATTGCGCCAACTTATTCATTGACACGAAGCCAGGCGGACAATACGCGCTCAACGTGCAGGACGCGATCACACACAAGGTACGTGACAAAACAGGTAAAGTGATCAACAAGATCGCAACCGGCTTGAAGGAAAGCGAGATCCGGCAATTCATCACCTTGCCCGATCAGATCGATGGCTGGCAGGTACCAAAAGAATTTGCCGGCCAAAAATCCAAGTTCCGTTTTGAGTACGGCTGGTGGCAGCACGCCGCATACACCAAATTGCCCAAGCAAGAACGCTTTGCCCTTTCAACTTCCTGGGGCCTCGTGCAATTCATGGGCTTCAACATCGTGGGCAACTCTGGCAAAACCGGAGACGAAGCGATCAAACTGATTCAGCGATTTGCCGCTGATGTCTTGATGCAACTCGAGTATGCCGCCGGCACGCTCGACACACTCTTGATCCGCGCTAATGGCGACGTGTTCAAGATGTACAAAGGATACAACAGCGGGGACGTTGACAGCGAAGATCCCGCAGTAATCGCACGCGCCAAGGCAGTAGCCGCAAGCGCAATTCAAATTGATACCGAAATCAAAGGAGCTAAATAATGTCAGGACTGGTTGAACAAGCCAAACAATTCCAATCGACTCTGCAACTTGCTGAGTCTGTTATCGCCCTCGTGCCGAAACTGAAAGCGGCCGGCGGTGCTGACGTGCCCGCCGAAGTGGTGGCACTCGTCGAAAAGATTAGCGAACACGTCAAAGTGCTGATCGCAGACTTCGCAGAATTGGAGCGCATCGCCGGCGCAGAGTTCGAAGTGATCAAAGCGATCATGCCGAAAGAAGCAGCACCCGAGGCAGCGAAGTAGCCATGATTGAGTTCATCGCCACTGTGGCCCTGATCGCCCTCTTAGTGGGCGGAACGGTACATGAAGGTAAAACCATTGTCCGCGCATTGACGCAGATCAATGGCTGACGAACGGAAACCCTACGACAACCTCACCGAGCGACGTGTCAGCATGGCGCTCGGTGCAGGCTTGGCTATCTACGATGCTTACGCCCAGGCGCACGGCATCCATTACACAATGCCGGCATGGGTTTATGGGATCGTGCTCTACCCTTACGGCGAGGCTACATATGATTGGGCCAAAGACGTGGTAAAGGCACTTCCAGGCATTGTGCTCGACCGCATACCGCGCCTGCCGAAAAAGTGA